TGTCAAAAAGATTATTGCAGGACTAGAACAAGGTGACAAGTTGCCGCCATTGTTGGTTCGTAAATACAAGGATGGGTATCAAGTGTTAGATGGCCATCATAGATTTTGGGCATATAAATTAGTAGGCGTAAAAAGTATTCCGGCACAACTTGTTCCTGCTGAAGATGTAGAAGAAGTAGGCCGACCAGATGTGGCGGAGAACTTTGCTGATGGTAAGAATCCTCAGGACAAAGGCGACAGCAAACGCCATGGTATTAATACCAAATCATCAGTAAGTAGTCTACGTAAAACTGCCAAACAGGGCGGACGCAAAGGGCAACTAGCACATTGGCTGGCTAACATGAAAGCAGGCCGTGCTAAGAAGAATAAATAATAGTATGAAAATACGTGAAATTTTAGAATCAGCAACAGCAGGCGCTACCAGTGCTGGTAACGTAGCTATAGGTGCTGTATACAAAAATAAACCCGGAAAAACAGCAAAAAACAAGGACGGAACCGCAAAAAACGCATTAGATCTCAAAGGAACTAATCTGTTAACTGGTGGGTCTTTGGTAAAAAGATAAATACATAATACACTTTTAGGAATGTGAACATGGACTTCAAATCGTTAATCAGCAAAATAGAAAGTATCGATGGTAAAATCAATACTCCAAAAGCACCAGAGCTGCCAAAATCTGTGCAATTAAATGAAGACGCACAACTGCGTGTTCTAAGCGGCCGTACTACTTATGTTGCTGAAGCTAAAAAGAAAGCTGAAGAAGACGTCAAAGAAGCTGACGACATGAAAGTGGGCGATAAGAAAAATATCTCAACTGGCACTGTTGAAAAAACAAAAACAGGCATTGTTCACAAGAGCAGCAAGGCCTATGGCGGCAGTGAAGAAAAAGAAGCTGATGACGAAGATGACAAGCCAAAGAAGAAAGCCAAGAAAGAAAGTGTAGAACCAGAATTTAAAAGCAAGTTCATGAAGATGGTCGAAGCCAAGAAAGAAGAAGCTGCTGACAAGAAAAAGAAAATGGCCAAGAAACAAAAGATGGCAGAAGGCGGTTTGCCAATGACTACAGTAAACGGAAAGAAAGTTCCAGCGTTTGCTGCTGATGGCAAAGGTAAAAATGATCTCGGTAAAGGCAAAGATACAGAAGCTGATGATAGAGACGATTCAGAAGAAAAAGCCAGTAAAGGCCTGAGCGCAAAACAAAAGAAACTGCCACCCGGTCTACAAAAAGCTATTGCATCTAAAACTGAAAGCAAGATGATGCCAAAAGGCAAGAAGAAAACTGTTAAAGAAAGCGTAGAAACAAAATTATCTTTCAAACAGATGGTGCAGTTGGTGCAAGAAAGCGGCGGTCAGCAACAGATCGATCCTGTAGACAAAGCATTGTTTACCTGGGCTGAGCGTGTAGCCAAGAATAAACTAGGTGAAGGTATGAAAGCTGACTTATACGCAGGATTGGTATATGAACGCAATGGTGGCGTATTTGAAATGTATGATGTATTGAGCGAGTCTAAAAAAAAGGTAGTTGAAAGTCGATTACAATTAGATGAAGGCATGCTGGACAAAGTCAAAAATGTGTTAATGTCTAAACTATTACCAAAACTTTCAGATCAAGAAAAAGATAAAATGGCATCAGTTGCTAAACAAGTTTTAGGCAAAGACCGTGCAGATAAAAGTGATTTCACATTAGCAAATATCAAAGCAGTGGCCAAGGCACTGGGTGTTAAACCGGATGCTGCCAGTGAATCCATTGAAGAAGGCCCGATTGGTGATTTCTTTGGTCAAAAGAAAGTAGATCCAAAAAGCGGTATGGGGACCATTGGTGGAATCGATGCATACCATCCAGATGCAACTCTAGGTGAAAAACTTGGAAGTCTAACTGGTATATTGGGCGGTACAGCCGCAACAATCGCTGGATTCTTTGGTGGTCCAGCTTGGTTGATCATACCGGGATTCTTAGCAATTATGATCTTGAGTCAACTTGGAATGAGCAAAGACGGTTCTAGTTAAATAGATTTACCGTTTGGTAAACAAAAGCCAGTCATAGGTTGACTGGCTTTTTTTATGACTATATAATAGTCATATAGGAGAGAACAAATGTCAAAAATGTATGGCCCAGAAGAAAAAGCCAAACTTGAAAGATTGATCAACGAAGGATCTAATGTGCTTCGTGAAGTAGAAGATCTCAACGAAGGTCTTAAAGAAACTGTTAAAGCTGTCGCAGAAGAATTACAAATCAAACCCAGTTGGATCAATAAAGCCATACGTATCGCACACAAAGACAATTGGAAAGACCATGAGGCAGAGTGGAGCGAGATTGAAATGATTCTCGGTGTTACTAAGAAACTTCCTGAATGAATGAATTATTAAAACCAACCTTTGATTGGATCAGAGAAGATTGGCATAGTAACAGCTTCAGGTTTATTGTTGAGTTACTCGCTTGGGCTGTTAGTATTGGTTGTTCCATTACTATGGCGCTTACAGTTCCCAATCCGCCTTTGCTTGCTTTGTATCCTGTTTGGATTGCTGGCTGTGCTATGTATGCTTGGGCTGCTTACACTCGTAAGAGCTTTGGCATGTTGGCCAACTATATCTTGCTAACCGCAATTGATACGTTTGGCCTAGTAAGAATGCTAATTAATTAAATAATGTGAGAAGGTAGGCGGGCCATAAACCGCACAACTGGTATTTGCAAGCCTAAAATTGCATAGGAGAACAAATGAGTTTCGTAGACGCATACTACCATCGCGACGATGACAAGATACTTGTCGTCGAGCGTGACGACAAAGGGCAGAGGCATTTCAAAGAATATCCTGCCAGACATGTATTCTATTACAACGACCCCAAAGGCAAGTTCGAATCCATCAAGAGTGAACCCCTTAGTCGTGTAAGTTCAAAGAATGTCAAAGAACATCGCAAAGAACTTGCTATACATTCAAACAAGAAACTCCACGAGTCAGACATCAATCCCATATATAGATGTCTTGAAGATCATTATCTCAATCAAGATGCTCCTAAACTAAATGTAGCATTTTTCGACATTGAGGTAGACTTCGATCCAGAGCGTGGATATGCAAGTCCAGATGATCCATTCATGCCTATCACTGCAATTGCTGTTTACCTGCAATGGATGCAGACCATGGTATGTTTGGCAATTCCCCCCAAGACACTGAGTATGGAAGAGGCCAAGCGTCAGGTTGAAGAATTTCCCAACACCATGCTGTTTGATAACGAGGCAGACATGTTGAATACGTTCTTGGATCTAATACAAGAGTCGGATGTGCTAAGTGGTTGGAATTCAGAAGGCTTTGATATTCCGTATACTGTTAATCGTGTTACTAAAGTTCTCAGCAAAGAAGACACTAGACGTTTTTGTCTATGGAATTGTTTTCCCAAGAAACGCGAATATGAAAAGTTTGGTAAAACTGCTACCACCTATGACTTTCATGGGCGTGTGCATATAGACAGTCTCGAGTTATATCGCAAGTATACCTATGAAGAACGCCACACATATCGATTAGATGCCATTGCTGAATACGAATTAGGTGAGCGTAAAACACAATACGAAGGCACGTTGGATCAATTATACAACAATGACTTCAAAACATTCATTGAATACAACATCAATGACTGCATGCTGCTTGAGAAACTTGATAGAAAATTGAAATTTATCGACTTGGCTAATACCATTGCACACGAAAACACAGTGCTGTTAGCAACTACCATGGGAGCTGTAGCAGTAACCGAACAAGCTATTATCAACGAAGCACATCGCAGAGGCATGATAGTTCCTAATCGAATCAATCGCGAAGGATTAGACACGCAAGCGGCTGGTGCTTATGTTGCATATCCCAAGAAAGGCATCCATGAATGGATTGGCTCACTGGACATTAACAGTTTGTATCCTTCAGCTATTCGGGCATTGAACATGGGTCCGGAAACCATCGTAGGTCAGTTGCGACAAGATGGAACCAAAGACTACATTGCTGCAGAAATGGCCAAAGGCAAATCCTTTGCCGCAGCATGGGAAGGTATATTCGGTAGCCTTGAATATTCTGCTGTAATGAACAAAGAAGTAGGTCGTGAAGTCACTATTGATTGGGAAGGCGGCGGCTCCGATACACTGAGTGCGGCTCAGGCCTATGATCTTATATTTGACAGTAATCAACCCTGGGTAGTCAGCGCCAACGGTACCATATTCACTTATGAAACTGAAGGGGTGATATCAGGACTGCTGGCTCGTTGGTACAAAGAGCGCAAGGAAATGCAGGCTAAATTGAAGGAATGCATCCAAGCTGGCAACAAAATTGAAGAAGAATACTGGGACAAGCGACAGCTGGTCAAGAAGATTCTGTTAAACAGTCTTTATGGTGCGATTTTAAATCCGGGCTGTAGGTTCTTTGATAACAGGATTGGTCAGAGCACTACGCTAACTGGTCGACAAATTGCCAAACACATGGCATCAAAAGTAAACGAAATTATCACCGGAGAATATGACCACATCGGTCGAGCAGTGATCTACGGTGACACAGACTCTTGTTATTTTTCAGCGTATGCCACACTGAAAAAAGACATTGAGAAAGGATTGATTCCCTGGAATAGAGAATCAGTGATTGAACTTTATGATACCATAGGAGAAACAGTCAATGGCACATTTGTCAAATTCATGCAGGACGCATTTCATGTTCCTCGAACCAGAGCCGAGGTCATCAAAGCAGGTCGCGAGATTGTTGCTTCCAAAGGACTATTCATCACCAAGAAACGATATGCAGTGCTCTACTACGACAAAGAAGGTAAACGAGCAGATACGGAAGGCAAACCAGGCAAGATCAAAGCCATGGGCCTTGACCTCAAGCGTTCAGATACCCCGGTTGTTATACAAGACTTCTTGAGTGAGGTACTGACTAAAACATTAACTGGCGTGACCAAAGAAGAGATACTGCAATACATCACTGATTTCCGCACAGAATTTAAAACTCGACCAGGCTGGGAAAAGGGCTCACCTAAGCGAGCCAACAATATCACAGAATACGCTGCCAAACAAAAGAAAGCAGGCAAGACTAACATGCCCGGACATGTTAGAGCTAGTCTAAATTGGAACACTCTCAAGCGTATGATGGATGACAAATACTCAATGCAGATAGTAGATGGCATGAAAGTAATTGTGTGCAAGATCAAAGACAATCCTATGGGGCATACTTCCGTGGCCTATCCTGTGGATGAACTGAGATTACCGCAGTGGTTCAAAGATCTGCCTTTCAATGATGCAGAAATGGAAACCACAGTGATAGATGAGAAGTTAGGAAACCTTATTGGTGTTTTGGAATGGGACATCAGTTCAACTCGCAGTGACAATACATTCAACAAACTTTTTGACTTTGAGTAAATTGCGGTTGCTTTTTACTCTAGATCTAAATATAATCTTAATATACAGGAGAATTCTTAATGAAAGATATACTACAAGACATCGTTAGCCACACACAGAACCTCGGCTTCTTGACCACAGTCAAAGTCACAGGCACAGACAAAGGCACAACTATTAACTCAATGGCGGATGACCGTTCAGTTATCATGGAGGCAGAAACTGCTAATCCGTATCCAGATATGATCGGGGTGTTTGGTATGCCGCAACTGAACAAGTTGAAATATCTGTTGGAAGGTGCAGAATACAAAGAAGGTGCAAAGATTAGTATTACCACAGCAGAACGCAATGGTGAAACTTTGCCAGTGGGCCTGCACTTTGAAAACAAAGACAGTGACTTCAAGAACGACTATCGCTTTATGAATCAAGAAATCATCAACGAAAAGATGAAGACTGTGAAGTTCCGTGGCGTCAAGTGGGACGTTGAAATTGAACCATCAGTGACTTCTGTGATCCGTTTCAACTTCCAAGCAGGTGCTAACTCAGAGCATCCTACATTCCTTGCTAAAACAGAAGGCGGCAATCTTAAATTCACATTCGGTGATGCAAGCACACACGGTGGTGAGTTTGTGTTTGCACAGAACGTTGCAGGTAAACTAGATCGCGGTTGGACTTGGCCTGTATTGCCAATCTTGAGCATACTTAAGATTGCAGATACCAATACCACAAAGATGTCGTTGAGCAATGAAGGTGCTATTCAGATCACTCTTGATAGCGGACTTGCTACTTACAAATACATTATTCCAGCACAAGCTGCCTAAATATGATTAATAAGCTAGAAAGCGGAATTGGAATAGCTGTCAGCGGATATATTGGAACTTCCTGGCCGTATATCGCTGTGAATCACTCAAACCCAATACAAGGTATGCTACGTATTAGCGGCCAAGAATTACAAGTATTTGATGGCCATGCATGGATCAACGTACCTTCTAACACTGCGGCTGTAAGTTTAGATAATATCACAAACGACTTGTTACAATGGGCACGTAAAAAGCGTGATGAAGAATCAAAATGGTATGCTCTTGCGTCATCTAATGAAGCAGTCCGCATAGCACTAGATCATCTAGAACAGGCAAAAACAAGATTAGAACTTACAGCAATTTTATCGAGAGAATATGAAACAACCAATTGACCTAACACCATTACAAAAGGACTATGCTGTATATCTGCCAGCTATTAGTTCGTTCTACTCAACGTATGTTGCAAAACAGCGACTAGAAGAGTTTGTATCAAAGGATCGTATTCCTGCAGGGTTTGATCAGGGCATTGAAGGAATGAACTTTCTTAATCCAGATCAAGGATATTTTACCTACAAGTATGCTCTGTATTCAGCAGGCCACGCTCAACTTGATGTTATCAAAGCACAAGATCAAGAATCAATGATACAACAGCGTGATCGCAGTCAAACAATGATACTGGGCGACTCTGGTGGTTATCAGATCGGTAAGGGTGTGCTCAAGTTTGACTGGTTGAACTTTGAAGGTGTAGAAGCTACTAAAACACGTCAAAAGATTCTTGAATGGCTGGAAGCAACTGCCGATTGGAGTATGATGTTAGACGTGCCTACCTGGGCCTGTGATCACATCCATTCACCAAAGACTGGTTTAAAAACATTCGAAGACTGTTTGGAAAAGACTCGTTATAATAACAAGTATTTTCTAGATAATCGGTTGGGGGCTACCAAGTGGCTTAATGTACTGCAAGGCGGTGATTGGGATACTGCGGAAAAGTGGTATCGTGGTGTGGTAGAGTTTAGCGATCCTGCAGGACCGTTTGCAGGAAAAGAAGCAGAAGGTTGGGCATTTGGTGGTGCTAATATGTGTAAGATGGATATTACACTCAAGCGTCTAATGACCATGCGTGACGAAGGTATGCTTACAAATAAAAACTGGATTCACTTCTTGGGTACAGCACAATTAGATTGGAGTTGTTTCCTAACACAAATACAACGTCAAATCCGTAAACACATCAATCCAGAACTCACAATCAGCTTTGACTGTGCAAGTCCGTTCATTGCCACTGCTCACGGACTCGTGTATACCAATGCACAACATACCAACAAGCGTTGGAGTGTTATCATGGACAAGGCGCCGGACAACAAAGCACTTTCAGGACGGTTTGATATTCCGTTTCCGTTTGAAAGTGAGTTTGGTAGTCGTCTAACCATGGGCGACATTGCATATTACAACTACGGTGTTCGCAAGACAGATCAAGAACTTGGCGATGTCAAATTTAATCACTTGAATCCAGAACACTATCACGAAGTTCCGAGGCTTAATAAACTAGGTAAGATTCCAAATAAGACCAGTTGGGATAGTTTCAGCTACGCACTAATGATGGGGCATAACGTGGAATGTCACATCAAAGCTGTGCAACGTGCTCAACAGTTGATGGATATCGAATGTGCTAGATTTACTCCAGACTGGCGCATGAAGAGCATCGAAGGCAAGAAAGAAATCGAATTCAGTGACTGGGTTCCAAACAAGATTCTATACTTTGGCACATTTGTTGAAGAATTATTCAATACCAAAACCAAAGCAGAAGCATTTAATATGATTGAGACTGCTACTCAGTTTTTAAAATCATTGGAAG